AAGGGAAAGCAGTTCGAGATGCCCGTATACTTCGACCTTGAGGAGAAAAAGCAGTTCGATCTCGGCAAGGAAAAAGTCTCTGCTATCATGAGAGCATTTCTTGAAAGAGTGGAGTCCGCAGGCTATTTCACTGGTCTCTACTGCTCTGCATCCCCCCTGTTTACCCACACAGCCGATGATATTAAATCCCACTACACGATCTGGCTTGCGCACTGGGTGGATAGAACCAACTACAGCGGTGCCTATGCGGTGTGGCAGTATTCTGAAAAAGGCAAGGTAGACGGTATCTCCGGCAATGTTGACCTCGATATCTGCTATAAGGATTTCCCGATCATCATCAAGGGCAAGGGGCTGAACGGCTGGGGCAAGGCGGCGAATCCAACGCCTGTACCTGATCCTGAGCCGACCGCAGACAGCAAGACCGCTACTGTGACCGTGCAGATCGGCAACGAGACCTACAAGGGTACGATTGTAAAGGCGTGATTATCTTCTCACGGGCAGAGGATGTTCTCTGCCCGTTCTTTTCATATGTATCAGCAAGTCAGGAGGTATGCTATGACAGATTTACAGAAAGAAAAAATCACAGAACTGCGGAAAAACGGAGAGTCTATTTCTTCAATTGCAGAAAAGATGAATCTGTCTGTCAATTCGGTGAAATCGTTTTGCAGAAGAAAAGATGTTTCACCTATGAAAGACGGCTGTAAACGATGCGGTCAGCCTCTTGTCAACACACCCGGACACCGGCAGAAAACGTTTTGTTCTGCTTCCTGCCGTCAGAAGTATTGGCGGGAAAACAGCAACCTTATAAAGCATATTTCGTTTGTGTCGCTCATTTGTCCCGCCTGCGGAAAGACTTTCTCCGACTACAAGGGACACCACAGAAAATATTGCTCACACGCTTGCTATATCGGCCATCGCTACGGAGGTGCAGCAAATGGAACAGAATGATTTTAAGTATCATGTCACAATGAGTCTTGTGCGAAAAATGGCGAAACAGGGCTTGCTGACCGCTGATGAATACGCCGTAATTGATACAAAGATGAGGGAGAAATACCGCCCTAAAATCGGCACAATATTTGTCAAAATACCGTTGACTGAACCGAAATAAGGCGGTAATATGGTAGCTGATAAACGAGGAAGGAGGTCTGCTATATGGCAGAAAAAGCGCCCAAAATCACGAAAATTGAGCCTGCTATCGCAAGTCTTCCAATAAGAAAGCGGGTTGCTGCTTATGCCCGTGTTTCGATGGAAACTGACCGCCTGATGCATTCCTTGTCTGCGCAGGTCAGCTACTACAGTGATCTGATCCAAAGAAACCCCGAATGGCAATATGCAGGGGTATATGCGGACAGTGCGGTTTCCGGAACAGGTATTTCCAATCGGCAGGAGTTCAAGCGGCTAATCGCAGATTGTGATAAAGGGCTTATCGACATTGTGCTGGTAAAAAGCATCTCACGCTTCGCAAGAAATACTGTAGACCTGCTTGAAACAGTGCGCCATTTGAAGGAAATCGGAATCGAAGTGCGATTTGAAAAAGAGCATATCAGCTCCTTTTCAGACGGCGGAGAATTGATGCTTACCCTGCTTGCAAGTTTCGCACAGGAGGAGTCGCGCTCAATTTCCGAAAATTGCAAATGGGGTATCCGGAAACGATATGAAAGCGGACAGCCGAAAAACTGCATCTGCTACGGTTATCGAGTTGTTGACGGAAAGCTTGAAATCGTGCCGGATGAAGCAGAAATTATCCGGCAGACTTTTGATTGGTATCTTGCGGGTGATTCCTGCTATATCATCTGCAAGAAACTGAATGCTTCCGGTGCAAAATCCTATTACGGAAAAAAGTTCACGGGGACAGTACTGAGCTATATTCTCCGTCAGGAAAAGTATACCGGAAATATGCTCTTGCAAAAGTTTTATACTGAGAGTCATGTGTCGCACAAGGAACGCAGGAACAACGGTGAACTGCCTATGTTTTTGATTCATGATTCGCACCCTGCGATTATATCACAGGAAACATTCGATGCGGTACAGCAGGAGATCGCAAGGCGGTATGGTGTTCCCATCGTGAACGGCATTGCCGCCAAGGATACCTATATGCATCATCCGAAAGATGGGAAAAAGCCGAAGTCATCATACCCACGCAGAAAAGCATACTGGTCGGATGAACAACGTGCAAACCATGCCGAAATCTATAAGTCCAGAGAGACCTACAGGCATTTCAGGTATGATCTATCGCTTTTTATCAAATGCGAGACCTGTGGGCAAAATATGACAGCGAAGACCAAATACTATGCTGACGGCACAACAGAACTGTGGTGGGAATGCTTCAAGCATCATCGTGTTTCTGCGAGCACGGAGAGACCAAAAACAATGCAGGATGCAGCACTGAAAAAGCAGATTGCCGCCGTACTTGAAATTCCTGAATTTGATGCAGAAATCATGGAACAGCGGCTGTCGCACATATCGATTCTCGGAGATATGCTGACATTCCATTTTCGTGATGGTCATACGGTCACACAGCAGTATATCCCAAGCAAGCGGCAATATCGCAGAAAGGCAGAAAAATGAGTACAGTAACAAAAATCCCTGCATCGATAAGCCGATATACCTCTGCGCCGATCAATGCACCGGTGAAAAGGCGTGTGGCTGCCTACGCAAGAGTATCGACTGACCACGAAGAACAGCTCACATCTTATGAGGCGCAGGTCAGCTACTACACCGACTACATCAAAGAACACGCAGATTGGGAATTCGTCAAGGTCTACGCCGATGAAGGTCTGAGTGGCTGCTCAACGGCAAAGAGAGAAGGCTTCAGACAAATGGTCGCAGATGCGCTGGCAGGCCGGTTGGATCTCATCATAACAAAGAGCGTGTCGAGATTCGCCCGAAATACGGTTGACAGCCTCTCAACGATCCGTGAACTGAAGGAGCATAATGTTGAGTGCTTTTTTGAGAAAGAGAATATCTGGACATTTGACGGACGCGGAGAATTGCTCATCAGCATTATGTCGAGTTTAGCGCAGGAGGAGTCACGCTCGATTTCAGAAAACGTGATCTGGGGGCAGCGAAAGCGCATGGCAGACGGAAAACCGAATGTTCCGTTTGGACGGTTTCTCGGTTATGATAAAGGTCCGGGCGGAAAACTGGTTGTGAATGAAGCCGAGACGGAAATCGTGCGTGAAATTTACAGCCTGTTTCTGACCGGACTGACACCGCATACCATTGCGAAGAGACTCACCGAGCGGGGAATTAAAACTCCCACCGGAAAGGACAAATGGCACAGCAGCACTGTGAAAAGTATAAGGGCGATGCACTTCTGCAAAAGACCTACACCTCCGATTTTCTGACGAAAAAAAAAAGAAAATCAATCACGGGGAGATCCCGATGTATTATGTGGAGGGCAGTCATGAGGGCATTGTTACCCCTGAGATATTTGAAGCGGTACAGGTTGAAATGGAGAGACGGCAGTCACAGAAAAGCCGCTATAGTGGCGTGGATATTCTTGCGGCAAAACTGGTCTGCGGCGAATGCGGATGCTTTTACAGTCCGAAAGTCTGGCATTCGAGTGACCGCTATCGGCGTGTAGTATACCAATGTGGTCATAAGTACAAGGATGCAAAACGCTGCGAAACACCACACCTGACCGCCGATGAGATCAAGACTGTTTTCATTCAGGCTGTCAACAATATGCTCCAAAACAAAGCAGAGATCATAGCGAACCTTCGGGCGAGCATTGCAGAAATTTCAGATATGACTGCACTGATGGCAGAGCACGAACACTTCAAGGAAGAGACTGCAATGCTGGCTGAAATGGTCGAAAACTGTATTCGGGAGAACGCTCGGATCGCACAGAACCAGCAGGAGTACCAACAGCGATACAATATGCTCGTTGATCGCTACGATGTTGCCAAGAGCAAGTACGAGGAGCTTGACAGGGAAATTACCGCACGGCAGGCGCGGGTGCAGGCGATGTAGAGCTTTATTGCAAACATTGACAAGCAGAACCCGCTGAACGAATTTGACGAAGACCTCTGGGGGCTGCTTGTGGAGAGCGTGACTGTGTACAGCAAGGACGACATTCGAGTGAAATTCAAGGACTGAAAATAGAAACATTAAAATCAAAGATGCATCTCTATGGCACTCTGCTATTTCAGCGGAGTGCCTCCTTTTTTTGTTTGTATGGATGAGCATTGTGCTATACATAGGGCTTTCGTTTGTTTATGCACCCTCGATTGCACCCCTGACGCACCCAATGCACCTTTTGGAAATGCCGATTTTACGATGTTTTTGGAAGTGCCTGAAAAGCTATCGTTTGGTGATGCACCCTACTGCACCTTCGCCGTCTTTTCTATGCACCCCCGATGCACCCAATTTGATAGCTGACCGACAATCAGAATCAGCTTGTATCTACGGAAGTAGGAAGATAGACCTTATTGTTACGAAATCAGTATCCCGTTTCGCAAGAAACACTGTGGACAGCCTGACAACCGTCAGAAAGCTGAAAGAAAAGGGCGTTGAGGTCTATTTCGAGAAGGAGAACATCTACACGCTGGACTCAAAAGGAGAACTTTTCATCACCATTATGAGTTCTTTAGCCCAGGAGGAATCACGATCCATTTCTGAAAATGTAACATGGGGACAGCGAAAGCGTATGGCGGACGGCAAGGTCACAATGCCTTACGGACGATTCTTAGGATATCGTAAGGGCGAGGACGGGTTTCCTGAGATCGTACCGGAGGAGGCTGAGGTTGTTAAGCTCATATACAAGTCTTTCATGGAAGGGCTTTCATACTATAAGATCGCACAGCTTCTGATGAGCCGAAATATTCCCGCCCCTGCCGGCGGTGAGAAGTGGTACACACGAACTGTGGAAAGCATTCTCACAAACGAGAAGTACAAAGGCAGTGCATTACTCCAAAAGAAATTTACCGTGGATTTCCTGACGAAAAAACAGAAAGTCAACGAGGATGAAGTTCCGCAGTATTTCGTTGAACACAGTCATGATGCGATCATCGAGCCGGAGGAATTTGAACTGGTGCAGGCGGAAATCGAAAGACGAAAAGGGCTTGGAAAGGAGTACAGCGGCAGTTTCATTTTCTCGGCAAAGCTCGTCTGCTCCTGCTGTGGAGGGTTCTTCGGCTCGAAAGTGTGGCATAGCACAAGCAAATACCGGAGAATTATCTGGCAGTGCAATCACAAATTTTCCAAGTCTTCCGGAAACGAAAAGTGTAAAACGCCACATCTTTATGAGGACGAGATAAAAAAGCGGTTCATCGAGGTGTGCAACCAGATAGCAACTGACAAGGAGGATTTTCTGATTTCCTGTCAGCAAATTGTGGAAATGCTCTCCAACACCGCAGCACTGGATAGAAAAATCGAAGCACAGTATATCTACCTGAACGGGCTGGCAGTTTCGATGCAGGAGTTCATCAAGGAAAATGCTATGAAACCGCAGGACGAGGACTTCTACAAAAAGAAAATGGCGGAGTACAATTCACAAAAAGCTGAAGCCGAAAAGGTTCTGCACGTCCTTCAGGACAAAAGAACCGCCCGGCTATCACGCAAGGAACTGCTCGAAGGGCTTATACGAACGATGAGCAGAGAAGGTATTGTGACCGATACCTTTGACGGAAAGCTCTGGCTGCTGCTGGTGGAGAAAGCGACTCTGGGTACAGACGGATAGCTGACCTTCACGCTACGGAACGGCACGGAGATTGAAGCATAAATATATTTTTAGGGGTTGTGGCTACCGATGTGATATTCCTCACACGGTGTCCACGCCCCTATTTTTTGTTTCGTTACAAAAGTCAACGATAACTTTTAGAAAAATGCACCCTTTTTCGAGTTTCGTTACAAAAATCAACGATTACTCCTGCTATCGTTGACTTTTGAGGTATATTTCAGCATTTTTGCCCTGTTTTGACCATTTTGAGCCTACAATACGCCCATATCTTTCACTATATCGTTTCCGATTGCCCTCAAAAACTGCGTATTATCTACATTTAGGCATAATAATGCACCCCAACTTCGATTGTATTAAAATTGGAGTGCGAATATGGTGGGCCATTAGGGACTCGAACCCCAGACCGTCCGGTTATGAGCCGGATGCTCTAACCAACTGAGCTAATGGCCCGAATAAAACTATTCGGAAGCCAAAAAGACTTCCGAATAGTAAGCTATTG